TTCTTCAATATAAAGAAAGGCGTTAGTTGATTTTGGAAGTTGCTCAACAAATTCTGCATGAGAAATACCACCATGAATTTCTTTAAGGATATATTCATATAGACAAAACTCAGATGGGGTGTCTTTATTAATCACTTGATTCATTGGGTCGTCTTTAGTATGCTCAACTCCATTTAGTAGATCTTCGATTTTTTGGTGTGGGCGATGAATAAAATCAAACAAAGGAACGGCTTCGTCTTTCCAATAGAAATAGAAAGTCCTATCACGAACTTGAGAGAAACCTTGAACCAAAGACTTGGTTTTGTAAATACTAAATGTATAACCATGCTTCTTTGCAATTTCTTTTAGCTTAGCGACAACAGGCACTCCAGTTGACATAGCAAGACGTGGCGCGTTCTCACCCCAGAATACTTTTGGTTTAACTTTCTCAAGAATGTATTCAGATGTATGATATAACCAATCGTTTGTTGCAGATTCTGCAGAAGATGTTGTTGATAAAGATGAAAGACCTGCACAAGGACAAACCGTATTAACTACATCGACCTGCTTAGGCGCATAACTAGTGTCTTCATCAAGAAATACATAATCTCCTTCATACCCTTGGTTTCTAATATGATTCATATAATGAGAATCGTTTTCTTCAAACGCTCTATAAGATATTACCCACTCAGGGTGTTTATCATTTAATACGTTTTGTATCGCTAAACTTTCGCCACCAATAAGAGGTACGATTGAACCATATGTTATGTCTTCTTTTTTCATTTATTTTGTTTTAATGTTTTACTTACGTATTTTGATATTCTTTTTTGTCTATCAGAGTCATCATAGTGTAATGGTATGCATGTTGCTAATAACAACAAGCCGCCGTCTACTATATCATTTATGGGAAGTTTATATTCTTTTAACTTCTCAATAAAAACTTTCTTTACAATTTTGTTTTGTTTAACATTTGCAACAATTGCCGAATAGCCATGATAAAGATCATGAGCCAATTTACACCAATCATAATAGTTATCACCAAGCGTTGAGATTACTCCTCCGTAATTACCTCTTGGATCAATTAATTTAAATTGGTTTGTATAATGGTTGTAAAGAACATTTCCAAAATGTAAATCACCATGGTGAGTTTGAACAGGAATTGTATTGCGATGTATTTTTATTGCAATATCATTTAAAGTTTCGCGTTCTTTTTTGTCAAAGGTGGTTTGATCTAAACGTTCTTCTGTTTTATCTATCCAGATCCTTTTAGAGAGCATACTAAAATCATCTTCTAAAACTCTGTTAAGTGGTTCTGAAAAGTATTTTAATTTAATACGAAACAGTTTATCAATAATAAAACTCCAATTAGATTCTGATAAGTTTTCATATAACATTAAGTCTGATAATAATGAGCCTGACTCATAAGACATTATTAAATCATTCTCATGCGGAATTACTCTAGGAACCAGCAATGACTGTTCGGCTGTTATATTTTTATACCATAACCGCTCTGAATTAAGTGTATCAACGGAATGCTTGTCATGATAGTCTGGAGATTTAGTAACGGTTCCAAGTTCGTCGTTAAATGATATGTTATTAAAAGCTCGGCTTTTTAGCCTCAATAGTTTTCCACAAGTTTCATGATATACACTAAGAGTTCCAATATCATACCATTCATTAGTAAGAACTCTTTGAAAACGTTTTATATGTTTATCCGTATAGTTTTCTAAAGCGTCTGAAATATCATATGAGTTAACAGATTGAAACGAATACTTTGCTTGTTCGCCATCTGAAAAAGAATACAAACCAACAAGAGCTACGCTATCATTAACGGTTTGATCTGGCTTATTATAATAATCAGAGCCATCCCACATACACCATGATGAATGGTTGTCAACCTGTTTACATAAAAGAAAATCTTCGCCAAGTGGTAAATTATCTTCAAGAATAATTGCATCGCCTAACCATACGACAGTTGGGAGATCGTTTTCAATTTTAGTAAAACCTAAAGCAATAGCTGGACGAGGTCCATTCAGGTTTTCTTGTTTAATGAAAGAAACCTCTGGATGTTTAAGAGAGCAATATTCACGAACATCATCAAACTTTCCATCAACAATAACAATCTCTTGAACATCTCCGAGTTTATTAGCTTGTTCAATAATATAATCAAGGCAGGGTTTACCATTAACCCTAACCATAATTTTAGAAGTATTATTAGACAGTGGTTTTAGCCTAGTGGCTTCTCCAGCTGCAGGTATTATTAAATTAATTTTATTCATTATAGTTCCATTTTTCAAAATGATCTAGCGTCATAGCTTTATCATCTACATAGTATGTATTGGCATAAGGTTTTCCAAAATGTAATTCATCGTAAGGTACTTCATGTTGGTCTAACCAATCAATAGTTATTTTTCCAATGTCTGCAACGATCGCGCTAACGTTACCGTTATGAGTTGCCATTCGTCGAGCAGAAGAAATAATAATATGCCAGCCATCTTTTTTCATAGCTTGCATCTTGTCAATAATAGATTGATTTGGTTTAGCCAAACCATACTTTTTATAGCTGTCGCTTTGGTCATGATTAGGATAACAAATAGTGTCATCTAAATCAAATACAATCGATTTTAATTTCATATAGTCCGTTTATTAATAAGTTGTTCATATAAGATCCGTCGTAATACTCTTCTTTGAGCATTTCATCTAACCGATCGCGAAGTTCAGCATAAGCCTTAGGGTTTTCCTCAAGGAATTTAATTTTATTAAAAAGATCTTTTGAATCTTTTACTCTAATAAAGTCAGGAACGTCTAAATGTTTCTGATCATCGTATGTAGGGTGTAAGAATGGTATAATTCCATAATGAGCCATTTCCCAAAACTTTGCGGTAACCCATCCTTTTTTAATTGGGATACAAAATGTGTATTTAACTCTTGGCAACATCTGCATTAGGTCGTTGAACTTTTTAGGTCCTTTAAACCTATGATCATCACCAACCGTTTTAGGATTCCATTGGCCGTAAATATTTACATCTTGAACATGCTCAAGAATATATTTTTTCAAATCAGGATAGCGCGATGGTTTGCCTTCATTACAAACAATCATAAAGTTAATATCTTTTTCAGTTGTCTTTTCTTCAGCTTCGCCAAAGAAACTATCTAATGTGGTTGGTGCTTCTTGAATTGATTTACCTTTCTCTTTACCAATTAGAAATGTGGTTTCAATACCTTTATATAGTTGATCTATTTCAGTCTGTTCCCTAACAGAGCTATCATATTCAAGACTATTAAGATGCAAACATTTTCTATTATATTGAGAGTATATCTTCCTAGGAGGATTCATTAAATCTCTCATCTTCCCAGGATAAAGGCGAGGATCGTTTAATAACATAAGCCATGGTACTTCTTTATACTTATTAAGATAATGAATTGTTGGTCCTGCGTACTTTCGTTGAACATCAAGTGGCTTTGCTAATTGAGTATGATCAGTTTGTTTACGAGCCCAACCCCCAACATTAGTAGTTGAAACTTGACCGCACATAAAAACACCAGCATCAATTTCAAATTTTGGATTTGGAATAATAATATTTTCCATAAACTCTTGCCTATCATTTGAAGGATGCTGAGCTTTAGATCTATCCCATTGATTTTTTCGCCATTCGGAAAACCCAGAGAAAGCATATATGAAATTACCATGAACATTAATTCGTTCTTGCTCGGCAATAGATAACCTGTCAAAGTCACTAGCACCAAGCATAACAAAAGTATGCTCAGGGTTTTGTGTTATTAGGTGTTCATATAAAATAGGAGCTTCATTGTCACCGCCAACGGCGCCCCAATTTTTACTATTGAATAATACAGACTTACCGATCTTACCGATACCAATTCTCATAATATATCTATTTGTTTTCGTTTCGATTTAAAAAATCTTTATTAACATCTTGGCCATCTATACCATGTCTCATATAAGCTACTAGGAATGATGCATAGTTAATAAGATCTTTACCAGAATCTTCAAGAGATTCAAAGTTTGGCTCATATCCAGTATCAGATTCCATAGCTTCTAGAACCGAATACATTCTAAGAGTTTTGGCGTAAATAATATCTAAGATAGATGCGATGCCTCGTGGATAATAATCAGCTTGTTTAATTCGGCTGTTAGGATTTTGATAATCTCTTGATTTAGCAGTTTGTAATTCGGCACACTCTCGTAATACCTTAATACTTTCTTTAGCTTCCTTATTCATATGATTAATTATATCACATTTTATAGGGAATGTAAATCTTTTTATTTAGTTATTTTACGGCTCATCTTCAAGATAATCGCAAAATGTTTCAATCTCAAATTGCTCATCTTGTGTCGGATTATTATCCATAAGAGACATAAGCTTTGCTAACTTAACGACCCAAGCTAAATTATTTTCTTTTAATCTGTTAACATACTGTTGATATGTTTCAAAATAACCAATTTCAATTTCTTCAATAGCATTAAGCATTCTTTTAGTTACCCAAGATTGCTCTAATAAAAATTCACTTGTGTAAGAAGTGGTTGAAATAACGTCGTGTAACCATGCAACAATAATTGCTTCAGCGGTGTTGCTATTACTATTAGATTTAATTATGTTAACAACATCTTCAATATGATGAATGTAAGGGTTTCCATTATGGCGAGTTTGACCAATATGGGCGCGGCGAGCTAGCTCTTCCGCTTCTCTGCATATTCTTTCAGAGTATGATTCTTCTTTATATCTAGGCGAAATGCTTACATCTAAATTTAAGTTATTCAGCATTTCCAAAATTTCATTTTCTGCTAATGTTAAATTTTCAGAGTCATCGCTATGTTTTTTGATATCTTTTTTTATATGTTTATTAACATTAGAAGATGCTTCCCCATTTTTAATTTTTTCATTAATTTTTTTGATTCTTGTTTTAAAAGAATACCATTCATCAAATGATAAATTGTTTTTTTCCACATCTCTGGTTTTATATTCTAAGAAAGCATCAAGCGCGTCATTCCAATCGTCATATCCTAGTTTTTTAATACTGTACATATTGGGTGGTGGGTTTTTAGAGGTTGTTATTATATTGTTTTTTAGTAATCTCGTGTTCTCCTGTTTTTAAATAATGGTCTAGTAGGTAGAATTGATTTTCATATACGTGTAAGCTACCAGCATTCCAATGAATGTTACCTTCTTTGCAATTTAGGTCTTTTGCTAACTTGTTAAGAACATATTTCTGCCAAGCGTAATCGTTTCTATAACCGGCCCAAGCATCGTTTGATCTCATTTGGACAATTGCAGACAATTTGTTTTTACGAATAACATATTGAACAGTATTTGTACAAACAAAATCTGTCATACCTTTCCTTTTAAATTGAGTATGCATTTTAGGATTTGTATAAATCATTATTGCTCTGCGCGAGTTAGGATCCTTCTTAAGAGTTTCTAATACATTCTTGTATTGGTAATAGTTATCTTTGTGATTTATTAGATATCCATAATTTGAATTTATCTCTCCTTTTGGCGATGAAACAATTTCCCAGATCTTTGGAACCTTACCTTTAATATCATTTACATTACGAGACATACTTCTATACCACATTAATTCTCGATCAATATAATCTTCATTGGCCAAACCAAATATAGAATCAGTATTTGCTATGAAAGATGCTCCAATAATTTCAACAGTTAATTGTTTATTAACTATGACATATTCTTTATTTTTATGGAGATTTGCTAAGGTGTCTCTTACGGATTTAATGTTCATATTGTAATGTTAGTATAATTATGTATAAAGATATTATACCATATTTTACCAAGTTTGTAAATAACAAATATGGCTTCTAGAAAAATACTAGAAGCCATATCATGGTTTAATTATTTACGTGAATATTAATAACGTCCTTTAAATTTATTTTTAAACTGGCTACCCCATTCGCCTTTTAATTTCTTAATCTGGCCCGGAGTTAGTTTTTTAGGGCCTGACGCTTTAGCTGGTGCTTTAGCTGGTGCTTCTTTAGGTGGTTGAGCATCTTCTGCAAAGGCTTCATTAATATCAGGAGTGCTTGGATCATCTCCAACAAACTGGCCTTCTTCGTCACGAGCTCTTTTGTTTTTCTTTTTCATATAAATTTATTTATAATGTTTAGAGTTTTATTTCTTGTTTCGTATTGCTTTTGTTTTTGTTAATATACGAACGGCGCCGTAAAATACATATGCCATTAATATCCAAAAATCGTTGCGGCCTGCTTGTTCTTTAGCGTTTTTAAGGAACATGCGATCGGCTTCTTTATAATCAATAACACCTGAAACATGATGAATATCATGTAGCATACAACTGCTATTGAATCGTTTACTAAGAATCTTACGCAAACCTTTTGGCCATTTATATAAACCACAATAATACTCATAGTCAGCTGGAAGTTTTACACCAGTATCCTTTTGTATTTTATTAAACTGGCGTTTCAGTTTGGTTTCAATCTTCATAATATTATTTATTAATTACGCATTTTGAAGTGCAAAGGTTAATGCGCGTTCTGCTTCAATATCTAATGGCCTATTTTTATACCAGCATCCAGTATCCATATCAATATCTTTAGCAAGCTTTACAATTTCATTAACAGTAATTGGGTATCCTTTATGTATTGCGGATCCGGCAATACTAACCATAATTGAATATAATTTAGAATACCAACCAGTTTCTGAAATAACACGATATTCATTTACTAATTGTTTATTTACAAATGGGCAATCTCTATATGAAGACCAAGTAATAGAGGTGTTGTTAAGTTGATTAGATTTATACTTCATCAGCTTAATTTTCATTTCTTCACTTAGTTTACTTCTAAATGAATTTTCTTGAGGTACTATAAACGGATGCTTTTTCATTATTAAATCAACATCTAAAAAGTCGGCGTCATCGTTACAATGAATGAATGAATAAGCACCTGGATATTGTGCTGGGACGTAATACATCCTTGATAGATCCTTCGTTTGTGGATCACCTAATGAATTAAACTCTTTATTCAGAGCAAACCATAAATGCTTTATATCATCCTTTTCTATAGTCTTTGTGAATGGTATAATAACTCTGAACTTTGGCTTTTCTTTTGTCGAGCTTGCGCTATTATAAACAACACATTTGATATCTTTAAAAACAACCAACGCTTGTTCGAAATTACACTCATAATCGTCAACGTCAATTGCAGCCCAACCACCCCAACATAAAACATTTACATTTCTTCGCTTTTCATCTTTATCATATACTGCTGGGCTGATAAGAGGTGAACCATCTTTTCTTTCGTCTTTCTTTGGTTTATAACCATCTTCTTTACTAAGGTTTAAAAGAAGTTCTTTAAACTCATCCCAACCGTCAAAGGACATCTTACGATGAGTCGAATTATCAAAGATTGATTTAAATATAGTTAATGAATATTTCATACTTTATTTTCTGCTCTAAACTCTTTAAGTATAGCAAAGATTAATAGAGCGGCCCATCCCACAACCGTAACGCCAAAGAATAGGTTAGCTATAAAAATAGGAAGAGCGTATTTATGTTTATTTACGACCGCCACAAAAGTGGGTATTAAGTAGCAAAGTGCTGCTACTATTAAAAGCATGATGAATAGAAGTAAATCCATAATTAATATTATATACTATATTTACTAAAATGTAAATCTTTTATTCGTTTAATTTAGGAAGAAACCCGTGATTATCAGAATGATCTGGCGCGACCCACCCTTTAGGCTTTACTAAATCTGGAAGACCTAGTGGATTGTCTCGACCTTCTTTAACGCCGACTTCCTTATTCATATTAGCGTTATGAACTGCTTCCCACGCTTTATGTTCGTCAACTCCAAACGCATTTAACGTTCCAATAGCGACAACGCAAAGATCAATTAAACCATCAACCACTTCTTCGCAATCAACGTCATCACAATGTAGTTTACCAACTGCATTTTTTGTTTCAGTAAGTTCTTCTTCTAGGAAGTCTAAACGAAAGTTTAGAAATTCTCTTAGGTCTTTACTATCTAACTTTTTAAGCGCGCAATGAACGCCATACTTATTATGCATGTTATCAATATCGCTTGGCCAATCGGTAGATGATGCTTGCCATGTTAGAGAGTCATTTTTAGGAACAAGCGTTACCCAATCATCAAGTGTTTCTGGAATTAGTTTTACCACGTCTTCTACTGTTTTATTATTTTCCATATATTTTAATTTCTTTTAGAATGTCTCTGCTTTTATTAGACAAAGGAGTTTCCTCTGTCGTGTGAAAGTAATTGTTAATCGCATTAAGAACTTCGATGGTTCTTACGGTATCATCAAACTTTAAATAGTCTTGTTGTAATTCGTTAATAACGTTTGTCAGGTTTCTGTTTAGTTGGTTCATTTGTTTTTTATTGTGTGAGTGTCATACCTTTGTTTTATCTATACTTGCCCAAAGAAGTCTTCCAAACTAGCTTGAGGTTCTGCCGACCAACTAATAGCATGTAAGATAAGATTAATTGGATCAAGGAAAGCTTTTTGGAATTGAGTTTCATAATCAATGAACTTATCTAAACCAAATTCGTGTGGCAACTTATCAATAAACCCAATTACGTTTTCTCCAGTTGGGTTATGCTTTTTAAGAAATACAAACTTAATTTTATTGCCGCCTTGGATTTCCCTATACTTATTAGTTAAGTTAAACTTCTTTAACTGATCGTTATATACTAAGGCCGCGCGGCAATGCATTGGTGTTCCTTTACAATATAGAGTTTGTGAATCATAATATTTTGTAACATTATTAATTCCACGAGGACTTGCGATTTCATGGGCCGGCAAAGAATTAAAGTGGTTATGAAAGAAAGCGATCGCTTTTTGAGTTTTATCTTCATCCCCGCTCATCATTACTTTAAACATTTCCTTCATAGCGCCTCGACATACTTTTGGAGTAGAACTCTTAATAGCTTCAATTCCCATGATCTTAATCTTAGGCTCGGCATATTGAACACCTTCGTTATTAAGAACATTTAGAATATATCGTTTCTTGGCGGTCCATATAGCTTTATCAGCAATAGCTTCTCGCGCCATCACCATCGTATTCTTATATGAATTTGTAATACCGCCTAACTTATTAAAAGCTTTTTCCAATGCAGGAACCATTCCTTCTTCAGCAAACTTATCAAGAAACTCGACTGGGTTATTTGGATTAAGCTTATCAATTACATCTTGAACATTAACGTAAATGGAGTCAGTGTCTGCTGCTATAACTCTATCAACTGGCTTCTCATCTTTAAGGAATGAAGATAACCATTTGTTTGCATGTTGTTCTGCCCAACGAATAACAAGTTGACCTGTAAGAGTAATTCCTTCAGCAACAAGAAGATCAAAGTAACGGAACCATCTGTTAGCCAAAGCTCCATACAGGCTGTTCATTAGAATCTTGATCGCCATTTGTTCAGTTTCAAGTCTGGCGATTTCTGAGTCTAGTATCTTACTTTTTTGCTTTTCATTCTCTTTCTTTTTATCTAGCATTTCTGCTTTAATCTTCTTACGCTTATTATAAAGCTCTTCAATAATCTCTGGTAGAAACCCTTGCTTATGTCTACTAAATGTTGCGCCATTTGCGGCAACCGCCAAATTACTGTCAGGGGATATGTTTGTTTGATCTTCGAGTACTCGATCAGGTGTAATATTAGGCACTGTAGAATGCCTTACGAGGGTCTCAGGACTCATATTATATTGTATAATAAGGTTAGGATACAAGCTGTTTAGATCGAAGCTCATTACCCAATCATACATCCCTGGCACGACTGGCTTAACAAACCCTCCAGCATATTCTGCTTTGGCACTTGGATTTGATGGAGGAATCGCTATTTTCTTTTTAGCAAGATTCCTAAAGATAATGCTATCCCATATAGAAACAGTACCAAGCGTATCTGTATAATTAACTCCGCCAAAATATGCTAGTGTGAATACCAAATCAATTAAGCCAAGTTTCTTTTCAAACAGTTCAATCAATTCAACATCAACGATATTATAATCAACAAACTTCTGAAAATCTTGTTCATATAATTCTTTTAGATCTCCTTCAAAAGCTAGCTTCTTTTGTTCAAGAACAACCTCGGCAATATTATCTAGCTTATATGATTCTTGTTGGCCATAAGTATTAAGAGTAAACTTTTTAAATAAGTCAAGGTAATCGAGTTGTTGAATACCCATAATGTTATAGCTGGTTTGCTCACGGCCAAATACATTTACGGTTCTATCTGTAATTTTTTTCCAAGGAGATAATCGCTTGGTTGCATCGTTGCCCAACATACGAGCCATTCTATTAACGATGTAAGGAATATCAAAGAACTCTGTATTCCAACCAGTGATAACATCTGGAGTATTAATAGGATCACTCCACCAATCTAGAAAATCATTTAAGAGTTCGGTTTCAGTATCAAACTGGCGATACTCTTTTCTAAGATGTGGCACTTCACTTTTAGAAAGGTCATAATCCTTTAGTCCCCAGATGATATAAGTATCACACCGGCTACTCTTTACTGCGATTGTAAGAATCTCTTGTTCTGCTCGCATTGGTTCTGGAAAGCCTGTACCAATAGCAGTTTCAATATCGATGTAAAGAATGTCGACCATCTTTTTATCATACTCAATTTCACCAGGCCACTGGCTTTGAATAAATGCTGGAACATGTTTTTCATTTCCATATATTTTAAACGAAGGAACATCTTCGTAATGTTTACAGAACTGGCGACATTCGCTCATAGTGCCAAACTGCATTGGGCCTACAGGAGTTCCATCAATCGCTTTCCATTCTGAATTACGGTCTTTGCTATTTACATAAAGCGTTGGTCGATATTTAAATGAATCATATATTTTTTTGCCATCATGATCGTATCCTCGATACTTAATCATGTTCATGTGTCTATCGACGCTGGTGTAGAATCCACTAATGCTGTTCTTCATGTATATATTATATCATCTTTTACTATAGATGTAAATACTAAAGTTAATAATAAAAGGGTTCCCCATCTCTGAAGAACCCTTTTATTATGTTTAAACATAAAGTTTAATATTCAGACGCTATAGTTGGGAAGAATAGTAAACTCCTTTGGTTTCATTTCTTCAGGAATTTCTTTCTTTAGTAGAACTGAAAGTATACCATCAACAAGCGCTACTTGCTCGACACGAATGTGATCGGCTAATGTAAACTTCTTGATGAAACTTCGAGTAGCAATTCCTTTGTGAAGATATTCTTTATCTCCATTTAGATCGACACAATCTGCTTCAACGATAAGTTGATCTCCGTCTTGTTTGACGGAAAGATCTTTATCACTGAAGCCTGCGACTGCTAGTGCGATTTCAAACTCATCTTCACCATGCTTCACAATATTGTGAGGAGGATAAGATGCTTTCTCTCTTGATTCTAATCTGTCAAAGATTGAATCGAACCCAACCGCGAAAGAACGCGGTAACGAATTTAATGTATTTGTTAATGTCATTTTGTTTTATTTTGAACTCCTTATAAAAGCGAGTTATATTTTAGTAATTCGAGATCCTTTCGGCATCTCTACGATACAAAAACTTATTGTATCGAAATCTATTTATACTCGAATACCGAGTTTTTTTAAATATTCTTCAGCGTCATCTTCAGAATCAAACAGAGGACCTTCCATTCTACCTTTAACAAAGATAGCGTGACCGCCTCGGCTTTGAGCCCATCTAATTGAAATCTTTCCAGCTTTAAACTTTTTCTTAAGATCTGAATTCATCGCATTTGTCCTTTTATCCATCGCTTTTTGTTGAGCTGGAGTATAAGCAATACGCAATCCCTCTAAATATTGTTTAAAACTTTTCATTTCTAATAATCAAATGGTGGTGTGGTAATCTTGCTATTTTGTGTAGCATACCAAGTACCTTTTACCATCCAATAATGATGCTTATCAGTTACTAGCACCCAGAATTCTCCTTTAGGAATAGGTGCTGTAGCTTTCTTAAATGTCTTCGTAACAGGTGCTCCACTTGGCCAATTATCAGAAGCCTTTTCTGCAGGACTGACTGAGTTCTCTCCATTATTAATAGCAATTACAAGTTTCGAACCTTTGTAATCAGTTTGAAAATCAAGGTACTCGGCCGGAGCTTTCTTTGATACTTCTGTTAAAGCCTGCCTTTGATTAGGAAGTAAATATTTCTCAGTACTCATACTATTATTTATATTTATTAAAGATTAATTATCATTGCTACCTTGAGTATATAAATTAGTAAAGAACCAGTACGCTAATGTATCTTTTTTAAATGGATTCTTTGGTTCTTTATCACCATTATATCCAGCGCTATATGCTTTATCATATGGTTTTTTATACATTAAATCTTCAAGTGGACCTACTAAAGAAGTGGCTATTTTGTTCCATAGATTATTGGTATCTTTAGAGGTTGCTTTTGTTTTAGGAGCATCATTAATTAGTTTCAGAACCTCTTCTTTTTTCTTTGGAATTGTAATTGATTCTTTAATAGATTCGGTTTTAGATTCATCTAAACGCTTCTTCTCATTAGGCAGTAAATATTTTTCAGTGCTCATGCTATTATTTATAATATTACTTCTTTACGTTGCCAATATTATATTTTGAGTTAAGAGTCCAATTCTTCTTTTCTTTAAATGGTACAATTTTAATTTTTTTTAAGTTAGTCTTTTCACTAGCCTTTGTATAGTTTGCTAATTCAAGCAAACCCCAATCAGATAAGAGAGTTGTAATAGTGTTCCTTCTTTTAAAATCTTCAATAGTAAACGTTGACGGTTTACCATCAAGTAGAAACAATTCTTTAAAGTGTAGAATAAAGTATCGCCCTTGCTTATGAAGAATATGACAGCTTTGAAATAAAGTGTTTTGGTCTTTTTGAGAAGAGACTCCAATTCGAGTAAGAGTTTCTTTTACTTTAAGAAAATCGTCTGGCTCAGCCAAATAGATCTCAAGCATATGATCAGGAGACCAGCTCATTATTTTTTCATTATCAGTATTCATTATAGTTATTTATTATGCTTTTCCGCCCTTATCATGATGACGGTGTAGAGCTTTTAACTCTTCTTTATTAAATAAATCCAACACATCTCGCGCTTTTTCAGAACTATATCCATAATGATCCATGATAATTTTAATATCATCGCTGTCAGGAATTGCTTTAAACCATTTACTAAATCTTTTACGAGGACGTAATACGTTCTTATAAAAATCGTATTGCATTCTAGCAGGGAGATGATAATTCATATTCATCTCATTAGCAAATAGAATAGTATCATTAAACTGAGATAACCCTCGGTTAATCATAAATGGAGTATAAGCTTTCTCAGGACTATCAGGGTCTGGTAAAGATTCACTAGAATCAGCAGTTACACCTTTAAGAATATCCGGAGCTTTAGAACCTGCATTAATATTATTTAAAATATCAAAGAAGGAAAGTTTTTTAACTTTGCTCATTACTTCCATTTAATGTTTGCCATTAACTCTACTAAACAGGCAACCATGTTGATTTCTTTATCACCACAGAACGCTGCTTTGTAACTATAATCGGCAATGATTAAAACCGCAGAAGGAATAGATGAAGGATCCGCATAATCATATAATGAATCGTATATCTTTCTAAATACAACAGTACTATCAAGAGATGTATTATTGCATACCCATCCTCGCATTCCTTTAAAGTCTTTTGACTTTAAGAAAGTAATAACCTCAGAAATATTAGAATCAGATACTCCAAGCAAAACAGTTGGGGGAATCTCACCGCTCGCTCCATATCGTTGGCACTCACCAATAATCCTTCTCCAATCTGGAGCATATCTAATAATAAGTTCGGCTAGTATTTTATCTTCATACTTAACGCCTTCCTTATCTAATATAGTTTTTAAACGCGATAGGAACTTACCAGCAAGTGCGGCAAGATCCTTTTTGTTTGTATTAAACTCAATGACTGAACACCTGCTATGCAACGGCTCAATGATTCGATTCTTAAAATTGCAAGTTAAGATAAACCTACAGTTATTAGAGAACTCCTCAATGAAACCGCGCAAAGCAGGCTGTGTACTTTGAGCGTTAAGGTAATCTGCTTCATCTAGAATGATTACCTTTAAACCGCCGCCAAGACTAACACTACTAGCAAACTGTTTAATCTTATTTCTCAATACGTCAATACCAGATTCTTCCGAACCGTTAATCAGCATATAGTCAAGATTAAGTTGATTGCATAATGCTTTTGCTACAGTTGTTTTTCCAAGACCAGCTGTGCCGGTCAATAACATGTTGTGAACCTCTCCTGATTTTACAATAGAATTAAATGTTTTCTTTAATTCGTTAGGAAGGATACAATCGTCAATCGTGGTTGGGCGATACTTTTCGCACCAAAGTGTTTCAGTCATAATATAAATTTAAGTCAATTTTTAGTTTAGGCTTTTGCCGGCTCAAGAATGTCTGAGGTAGCTTCTTCGGTTTCTTCAGCAGAAACTTCTCCAGTTGCTTCTTCGGCTTCAGGAGCGGCTTCAGGTGCAGGAAGGAATGCGCGCATATAATCAAATACTTGACCAACGGTTGACATTTCTTCTGCTTTAATCGCACCACGCTCTGTGCATGCTTCTGTGCATGCTGCGATTACTCGACATACCATTGCTACTGCTCCAAGGTTAATTTCGACAGTTTCAGGTGTTTCCGTTGCGGTATTTTCTTCGTTTTCCATAATTATGTTTTGTTGTTTTGTTGTTTTTACTTTACTAGTTTAGTTATAAGTTGATGTTTTTTCAAGGGCGATGTAGTATTTTACAGGCACCGATGTATTTATCCACTCACTGATTAGCTTCGAACTAACTTTTACATTATAGTCTCCGCTAAGAACTTTTAAATTCGCGATGAGGAACTGCAGATCAAAAGATGATTTACATTCGTTATCTTCATCGAGAATAATTGAAAATGTATTTGCTGATGGGTTCTTTGGATCAACCACGGCTAAAGTAACTACGCCGTCTTCGCCTTTGAGCGAAACGATAGCATGATTCATTACACGAGCTGCGCTCCTAATTTGAGTTAAAGTATTACCACTAATTGATACACTTACTTCAGTTGATGGCATTGTGATTTCGTTTTGAGGCGAAGTAAGAATGCTTTCATCGGCGAAGCGATAAGATGCTTTAGCTTTTCCATTTTGTAGAGTTACTGATTCGCCGTTAAAGGAAAGCTCAGGCTCATCTACCAAGTTAACTACATTGATAAATTCGTTAAGATCATAGATTCCAAATTGAGAATCAAATGTTTCTGTAATTTCAGCTACGGCAAAAATATTCTTTGCTTCGGCAATTGTGCTTAGAGAATTCCCAGGCTTAACAACCAAATTTGGATTGATATCTGAAAAGTTCTTTAGGATGTTTAAGGTGTCGTTTGATAACGTTGTCATAATGATATTATATTCTAATTGCAGTGATTTGTAAATAAAAAAAGTAACCGTGCCAGGACCACCACAACCCTGGCACGGTACTATTATTACCGTCTATTAACGTTTTGCCTTAGGACTAACTAGGGTGTATCGCTTAACGGTAGTACCGCCGCGTAGGCGGTGAGAGTTAGAGTAAATCTTAACACCTCGCTCTGTGCGAAGGCGATTTACGACACGGCGGGGATCGCCAATGCCAGCCATTTTTGCATCTTCAACTGAGAACTCTTCGCCTCGGTTAAGACATTCGGCAACGGCGTCTGATTGACTGTTGCGTTTAACGAGCGTGCGGAATTTGGCAATTTGTTGTTTATTCATATTTGTTGTTTTTGTTGTTTTTGTTGTTATAGCCGTTTGTTGTTTATTAGTGTTGGCTAGTATCACTAGAGTTTTCGTCAGTTGAGTTTTCGTCAGTCGTGAAATTCATATCTCTGTCAATTTGATTTGTATCAATCTTGGTATAGAGATCGAGGAAAGCTTCCTTAGTCTCATCTTCGAATCGAGTGATACACATCTTAATTGCTTCTAGGCGATTATTAAAGATTGAGAGAGCTTTAACAATGTGGCATAGTCGGCGAGTTGAGATCAATTCGTCAACGCCCTCGCTTTCGTAAGTCTTACGGATAACTGCGCCCCAGCTGACGAGTTTATCGGCAAAATCATCGTGCCCTCTGACATCGCATGAAGTCATATGCTTCTTAATAATTTTTAGTTCGACATTATATGCGGGGAAGGGCTGATCGATACTTGCTACGAATCGTTCTACGAAAGCATCATCAATGATTTGTGCGGCAGAGTATCGTCCATCATCGGCACCCCGCCCCTTAGTATTCGCCGTTGCAATAACGTTGAACCCAGGAGCGGGGTGAACTACGCCACCCGTTTTCTTTACCATCACCGGCTTACCTTCCAAGACGCCTTGGAGACACATGATCTTATTTGAACCTCGGTCCATTTCGTCGATCAATAGTATACATCCAGCTTCCATGGCTTTTAGTACCGGTCCTTTTTGGAATACAGTCTCACCATTGATGAGACGAAAACCACCAATCAGATCGTCTTCATCAGTTTCTGGTGATATCTGTACTCGAACATATTCGCGCTTTGCCTTTGCGCAGGCTTGTTCAACCATCATTGTTTTCCCGTTTCCTGACATTCCACTAATGTACAGAGGGAAAAATTGTTTTGAGTCGATAATCTTCTTAATCTTTGAGAAGTCGCCCCATGAAATAAAGTTAGGATCTACCTCTGGGATATAAACATCGTCATTGGAAACCGATTGGACCGAAGTGGCAAATTTGAAATTCTCATCAGCAGAGTTACTTTGCTGAGGTTGAGCCACCGAAGCTTTCTTTTGCGTAGGCTTAGTTAGGCAGACATTGCGCATGTCCCATTCACCTCGCTTTGGGCCGGAGTGCATAAAGGTTTCTTTGGCACTATTGTAACTATAACCGTGGGCTCTAGCGTGTGTGTAAATATCCTTCGTTTTAACGATTGGATATGTTGAGACTGCTTGTTCTAATTCTGACATTACAGTGTCATAGTTGGACTCAGGCTTCTGCGTATTTGTGGTGTCTTTTTTCATAATGTAATTTGATGGTGTAATGGGAGGTACTTAGCGAATCCGTTCCCTTCCTTGTAGATATATTATAAACTAAATCTTAGTGAATGTAAATAGAATAATGATAGAAAATGCATTTATTTTCACATTTTTTCCTATTAAATCACCGTGTCAATGAATTTATTAAGGAAAATTCGACTCTGTCGTTTAGTGGTATTAAACTTCTTAAAGGAGGTTGCCAATTTACTTCTATTCGCGGCTTTGTTAAGATCTTCAGTATCAACGGTGTCTGGCACTTGAAATTCTTCTTCATCATTTATTTTTAAGGATTTAAGGTTATCAATAACGAAATAGGTATCATAGTTATATCCATTTTCAATAGCATAACAGTTGCTTTTTAGTTTCTTAGCTTCATTTTTACACTTGTCAATATATTCCCACTTACGTAGATTTTTAATATGAGCCAATGCGCCGAATGAATGATTTCTGCCATTTGCCGGACTTGAAGTTAAGAAGAATCCAATCATCTTAGAGCCGGTGTCCTTCTTAATACTTTTTACAACGTCAGAATATGCATTCGGGTTTTGGCGACTAATATCAACAGTATCTTTTCCTATTTTAATATATCGGTAATTTCCCCAAGGGTCTTTAGAATTTGAATACATTTGAGTTTCTTCATCCTCTACTTTTGGCTCGGTAGAATGAGAGTGAGGAGTTTGGCCTTCGCCATCTGTTAAAAATACAGTTGTCATTTTTTCAACATTATGCGTTTTCCTGAAATTTTTGATAAGGCCGTGAGCCATGATTAAAGTTTCAATAAGAGGAGTGCCGCCCATCTCTTCTAATTCAGAATTCATACAGTTATGTTCCAAATATAGGTTAGTCTGATATGTTCTAGTGCCATACGGTTGATTTATTTGAATGGATAGCTTATCATATTTATCTCCATCTGAAAATATTGCACCGCTTTGAATATATAATTCTTTTAAAGCAGTTTCATATTTAGATTTCTTTAAAGAGGAATTCATTAACTCACAAACCTCGGTAGTAAAGATATCAAGGTTATTTCCGTATTGGAAATTATTTCTAAAGAAGTCGTTTTTATTTTCGTATTTTCTAATATACTTACCATTTTCCAAAAAGGCTCTACCGGATTTACTGGTGAAACTATAAACAGAGAACGGAATATCAACCGTCTTACAAAACATAACCAATTGAATAGTCTGCTTAATAACATCGCTGATGCAATTACCCATGCTTCCTGAGTTGTCAATAAAAATATTCATTCCGTGGTTTTTAGAATCAGCAAGGTTGGTTACCGATTTAAAAATCTGATCATCATATTGGTAACTATGCAATTTGTTTACATTGATGGCTCCGGTTCTAGCTTGTGTAGATCTTGAATATGAATGCGCAGCTTTTCGCCTTTCAAATTCTTTACAAAGGATATTTACATTTTTCTTTGTAGAATTCTTAAACAAGGCCCACTTTTCGTGAACCATTGGATCATTCATAATAGTATCATAATGAATGCATGCTTTACGCGCCGTGCGAACGTCATCGAGGGAGTGTACTAAATTTCCCACATTTTTTTCAGGAAATTTATTTAGGATAGTTTCATTGGATGCCATTTCACCAAGATCCTCAAGGTGTTTATCCAATGAATCTTGAGTTTCTGATTTAAACGCTTCTGAGGTTTCTTCTTCTTTACTGTGAAGCTGTCCTCCAGAGTTTCCACCATGTGATGTATTAGTATCTGGAGATGAGTTTTTATCTTCTGAGGATTTTGAAGAGGAATCGCCATCATCATCTTCTGATTCTAAATCATCGTCACCTGATTCTGAATCGTTAGACATTTGGTTATCCTCGCCGTCATCAGAAGGCTGTTTTGCCTTTTCTTTGGGGTTTTTCTCTTCCTCCTGTTCAATAAAATCAGCAAGCTCT